GGTGGAGAAGACAGTCCTGCATATCGTCAGGAATATCTTGCAGAGTTTACCGATAGTGATGGTGCATTCTTTAGACTTGATGCTATACAGTCTGCAGTAGCATATGATGTAGAGCAATTATCTATAGGGATACCAGAACGTAAGTACGTAATAGGTTTAGATGTAGCGATGGTGCGTGACTTTACTGTATCAGTTGTTTTAGATTATACTGATCCAGAACATTTAACTGTAGTTGAGATGCAAAGATATACAAATTGTACAGAAGATGAAATAGCATTTAAAGTTGGAGACCAAGCATCTAGATTTAATGTAACAAAGATACTTGTCGATGATGGAAATATGGGTAAGAGTGTGATTAGAGAAATTAGAAGTTTGTATCCTAAATATAGAGTAGAAGCATTTAATTTTAATAGAAAGACAAAACCCGCTCTGATGACTAAGATGAGTACAGTTTTAAACAAGAGACAATTGAGACTACCTGCAAACGAAGATATTATTAGAGAGCTTGCATCGCTAGTTTATACAGAAAATCCTGATACACATTATATGCAGATTAAAGCTGCAGGTAATGGGCATGATGATATTTGTATGGCTATCGCATTAGCCATAGAAGCTGCTGGGGTTTCATATGGAACAGGAAGTATTGGAATAGCAACAGCTAAAAAACGGATAGGTTTCGATGATAGGCATGGAGCATATCATCCTATAAAGAATAGGGTTGCATTAGTATGACAACTTGTAATGTGTGTTTAATTGATAGAGATAATACTTTATTTATTAAACATAATAAAACATGTTTAATATGTAGACGTAAGAAATGGAGTCAGCGTAAGATTCGTGAAACATTTAAGAAGTATGGATTAAAAGTTTGCACTAAATGTGGAGAAGTTAAACTAATATCAGAATTTGCGTTAGCTAAAGATAAAGGTGATGGGTTATCATCGCATTGTAAATCGTGTAATCGTATATGGTATACTGAAGAATATTATATAAATAATAAAGATGATATATTGGCTAAGAATGCAAAATGGCAATTAGATAATCCAGAACTTCATTTGGAGCATGGGCGAGCATGGTATTCTAGATTAGATAAACCTAGTATAGATTTAAAAGTTGAATATAATAAAGAGTATCGACATAATAATAGCGATAAAGTTAAAGTATGGAATGCTAGGAAAAAATCTAAACGAAAAGGATTTGGATATGAACCATTGAATGAACAATTTGATGGCGCTGAGTTCCATCATCTCCATTTAGACGATAATCATAATATAGGTATTTGGATACCGGCTGACTTACATAAATCGGTATGGCATTCATCATCTACATGGCAAGGTATGGACGAGATTAATAAATTAGCATTTGAATTTTTAAATGGAGAGATTAAATGAAAGGACGTAAAGGTAGTTCAGCGGGAAGTGGCAAGAGACGTGTAGAGCCAGTGCAGAAGAAGACAAAGATGGCTTCTGATGTAGAGGTTCTTACACCTGAAGCCGTTAATACTTCTCAACCTATATTTAAAAGAGTTAAGGAAGCAATCGTTTCTTTAGCTGGCGAGATTAAGGCTGCAAATAAAAAGTCTGAGTCTGGTGGAAAATTAGGCGGGTCAGTTAGTTTAATGCAGGATAGCACAAAGGAATACTTGTATCTTACAAGTGGATATATTCATCGTGCAATTAATCAGGAAGCAAATGGTATTGTAAGAAACGGTTATACTATTACTCCGGAAAAATCAAGCGACCAGAAAGCGATTGATTTACTTATGGAGAATGTTAGCTTTGATACAATGCTTTATGATTTCATTGTAAATTCAAGGGTATATGGCGCATCTTATCTTGAGCCATTTGACGGCCCAGATGGAATTGCTCTAGCAGAGATTCCTCCTTCAGAGATGGACTTTAAGAGAGACACAGAGGATAATATCCTGTACGACAATGACGGATTCATTGCAGGATTCGAGCAGAAGAGAAACAATGAAGTTATAGCTGAATGGGATTTAGGCGAAATTGGAATGCTTAAGTTCATTACACTTGGCGGTTCTGATGTGGGTATTTCTTCAATTCAGGCAGCCCTCCAGCCGGCAACACAGGCAGGTCTTATTAGAAGCACCAGTGCTGAAGCTTTCTCAAGAGCGCTTAACGTTATGCATGTATCTATTGAAGGTGCGACCGCAGATGATATCCTTGAGGTTTCAGATGCTCTCGGTCAGAACTTTACTTCTGAATCTGCATATGTAACTTCTGATAGATATAATATTAGCTCACTCGGTAATGCGACATCAACAATCAATGTGTCTTCATATATTGAACCAAATATCGCTGAGATTGCTGCAGCATATTCAATGCCAATTGAACTTATCAGTGCGACAGCAACATTCCGTATTGACGACTTTGAACCAAGATACAATGAATGGTTGCAGAGTTTAAAGGTTAAGCAGAAGGTAGTAGCAGATGTATTTGAGAAACAAATCTTCCCAACATTCTGTGATGGAAAGGTTACAATGAAATTCAATGACCCAGAGCCAATCAGCAAGTCTACACTTCTGAATAATATTGCATTTGCAACACAGTCACAGGTATTTACCGCAGACCAAGCAAAGCAAGCTCTTATATCAACTGACATCTTCCCAGAAGGTGTATTTGAATGAAGATTACTGAACTACCTAACTTTTGGAGAGTGTCTCTCAGAGACTACACTCCACTCACTAACTTTAAGGCTGTGCAGGTAGATGGTTTTCAAGCTACTGTCGGTCAGCCAAAAGAAGGTGGTTCATATGTCGTTGTCTTCTGTCTTTTACCTAAAGATAAATTCAAGACAAGACAAAGCGTAGAGATACAAGCCTTCTATATTAGGCAAATTTTTGAAGGTAAGAAATATTAATCCAATGAGTTGCGCTAGGATTTAGCGTGGTCTAATCTAGAAATTACCGGTTATTAACGCTTGAAGCGCGCCAATAACCGAAAGCTTTATATAGTATAGATTACATAGCATAAGATATATATAGTAGAGAGGATGCCCATGGCTATCCAATAAGACCAACGTCCTTACGCACACTCGTTATAGTATGAGTAAAGGTAATGATTATGACATCAAATGATGAAATACTAATGGGAATTCAATTCGCTTCATATGAAGAGGAAGATGGACTATTATATTTCTCAGGCGCAGCATTAGAAGAAGGTGTCTGGACAGACGCACACGGAAATACTGCATTTTATCCACGCGAAGTTATTAAGGCAGCAGCCAAATCATTCGAAGGTGTAAAAGTTCTCTGTGAACATAAGTTAGGTTCAGTCGGTACTATTTTAGGTACTGCTGAGACTGAGTTAGGTTTCATGGTAACTAGAGGTGTTTTAAGACATCCAGCATCGATTGAAGCTGTTAAGTCTGGTGAGAAACGCGGTTTAAGTATTAGCGCTCTTGTAAGATTAGATCCTATAAGACGTGTTGCTACAGAAATCTTTGCACCTGAGGAAATCAGTTTAGTTCGTAACCCCGCTTGCAGAACATGCATGTTAGATAAAGAGATTACTAACGATCCAGATGAACCTGCGGAAGCGAGTATGTCCGAAAATACAATTGAGAGCCCTGAGTTAGATTGTGAGCAATACACAGACGACGCAGAGAAATACGATGCATGTCAAAAGTTTACTGCTGCAGTTGAAGCTTTCAGGAAGGCTCAAGAGGAGTGGAATTCTTTATTTGAAAAGGGTGAAACAGAAATGAGCACAAAAGAGAATATTGAAGTTACCGACGAGCCTGAGATTGTTGAAGTCGCAGCATCAGAAGTAACAAAGGTTGAAGCATCTGCTGAAGAAGTTGTAGAGGAGACCGTTGAGGTTGAGGCTGCAGCAGAGGAAGTAATTGAGGAAGTCGAGGCTTCTGAAGAAGTTACTGATGAGGCAGAAGTTGAAGTTGAAGCATCAGCAGAGACAGAAGTAACAGAGGAAGTAGAAGCATTAGCAGAATCAGTTGAGACTGAGGAAGTAGAAGTTGAAGCATCTGAGGAAGTTACTGAAGAAGTAGAAGCATCAACTGAGGAAGTCGAAGAGACAGTAGAAATCGAAGCTTCAAGCGATGTCGACCCAACAGCAGAACTGAAAGCACTTATTGACCAGGCTAATGCAGATATTGAGGCATTAAAGCTTGAGAAAGCATCATTAAGCGCAGAACTTTCTGTACTCAAGGCAGACAATGAAGCTATGACTACCGCAGAGCACGACAGACTCTTAGGAGTTGCTATGTCAGCAGATCCAAACGCTGATGAAACATGGCTCGCAACAATGGGCAATGCTGAACTCGAAATGTACATTGAGACAGTCGAGAGAGTAAGTGCACCAGCAGTCGGCGCAAAGCGCAAGTCCGTAAAGAAAGAATCAACAGTTGAGCTTTCAGCTCCAGAGGTTGCAGATGCACCAAAGGTAGTAGCGAAAGAATTAACTGGCATCGATGCAACCGAAGCTATGATTAGTTTCATGAGCAAATCACAATAAACAAATTACTTTAAACAACATTCAATAATTGGAGAGAATTTATATGAGTTCAATTGAAGATTTACAGAAAATGACCCTTGCTGACGGAGACGAAATTTCACACGATGACGTTACCGACCGTATTCCAGAAGTTTGGGGAGCAGAGATCGAGAAGGCAGCAGAAGCGGTAAGAGTTTTCAGAAACTTCGTTACAGTAAATACTGACCTTGTAGGAAAGCCAGGTTCAGTCATTAAACTCCCTAAGAGAGCATACATTGACTACACCACATACAGCGCACAGGACATTGCTAACGACCTTACTGATGTACCAATCAACACTGAGCTGACCTTTGATACTGTTACCATCGAACCAACTGAGGTAGGTATGGCAACATCTGTCACAAAGCAGGCAATCGATGAAGTTATGATTTCAATGCTTGACAACCTTAAGATGCAGCTCGCAGAGGGTATCGCAACCAAGGAAGACCAGGACATTGTAGCAGCTATCACAGCAGCATCAGACACTGACCCAATCACTGTCCTCGAAGCAGACGCATCCTCAACTACATATGCAACAGCAGATTATGATGTAGCATATGCAGGAGCAGACATCGCTGGAGTCGCAACAACTGATGTACTTGACATGCCACTCATTGCAGAAGGTATGGTCACAATGCAGGAAGCTGGTTTCAAGGCAGACACACTCTTTGTCCACCCAAGACAGACAGCATCTCTGTTAAAGGATGACATGTTCATCGATGCAAGCAAGGCTGGTGCAACACAGTTCCGTGAGAATGGTGTAATCACAAGACTCTACGGAATCGACATTGTTGAGTCACTCCACGTACCAAGCGTAGGAATCGGCACAGCAGAAGCAGGATACATGGCACTCCTCATTGACAAATCAGCTGCAGCAGCACTTGCAGTTAAGAGACCTGTCACAATCGAGACTGAATACAAGCCACAGCAGAGAAAGCACTACATCTATGCAACCACAATGTACAAGGCTGCAAGACTTAACAGTGGTGCAATCGTTGGTCTCGTAACTGGTGTAGGCGCATAAGCCTAACACCTTTTTTTTTATTAAATTGCAGGCGATCTTATGGTTTCTGATCCCAATGAAGGCGTTAATAACGACTCAATGCGTGATTTAATCATTCGTGTAGACGAACGAGTTAAAAACTATCAAACTATGATTGAGAATGGTTTAAAGGATTTAGCTAGGGAAGTAGGGGAATTAAAACAAGAATCGAAGGAGACGCATAAGTCTCTTGGTGAGAGATTGACCTGTGTAGAGCAAGATATTGTTACACTTAAGCAAGTGGACGCAACTGTAAAAGGTTCTACCGCTATAACAAAGTGGATTATTGCTACTAGTATTGCAATAGCTGCAGTTATAGTTGCGATATTACTTTAAATTTATCTACCATTTAACAAAAGAGAGCAATGATGGTCGCCTCCACCTAGCTCTCCGATGTGTGCGCTTAGCTCCAATGGAAGAGCGCCCGGTTTGCAACCGGGAGGATCCGAGTTCGAATCTCGGAGTGTACATTCAAATAATAGGAGTCATCAAATGGATTTATTAAACCATTTAATTTATTTCTTAATTTCGATGAGACCGAAACAGACAACTCAGATAGATATAACATCTGCAGAGTTGGATGAATTAATAAAATCTACACTTGATATTGAAGTAGATTATGAAAGAGAAGATACAAGTTATATGCTTGTAAATCTCGACTTCTTAGAAAAGCATGTTAGTGCAAGTTTTGTTCCTGATATGGTATATGAGAAAGAAGTATTTGATTGTGATGAATTCAGTTTGACCATGCGAGCGATGTTCAAGTTGCTTAGACAGAATCATTGCGTTGGTAGAATCAAAGTAGATAAAACACCGAGCGAAAGCGGAGGGGTTCATTCGCTGAATCTTTTCATAGGTGAAGATTATAATATATATCTCCTTGAGCCACAACGCGGTAAGTATTTTGTTCCGCCTAGTGATTGGGAGTATCTAAAACTTACAATTTAAATTTATTGTTTAGGAGGCATAAACATACAACCAAGAGTAGTTGGCGGCGTTGCAGAATTACAAGCAATGATTAAACTTACAGAGATGCATTTTGCAGTAAGTCAACCGGTAATTGATACATTACCTTATGATTTAATAGTTGATTGGAATGGAAAATTAAATAGAATTCAGGTCAAGTCAACGAGTACAAAATCAGAAGGACGCAGGTATAAACTTGAAGCGGTCAATGGATGTGATAGAACACCATATGAAGCTGGCTCAATAGATTATATTTTATGTTATATATCCCCAGAAGATGCTTGGTATGTTATTCCTCATGCAGCAGTTGACGCAAAGAAAATTACACTATATCCACATATCGAAGACTCAACAGGTAAATATGAGTGTTATCGAGAGCAGTGGGTACTCTTAAAATAGTTGCGGCACAAGCTTTATATACTAGCATCAACATAGAGAAACATATATATAGTAGAAGGCATCAATGTCTTCGGAGGCAATTAAATGAAAGTATTTGTAGATCACGATAATGGTATGGCAGATGCAACAGTCGAAGAGATTAGCAAGACTTATGAAGTCATTGATAATATGGACGAAGCAGATGTCATTATAGCATTCAAACATCCTTTGGTAGTAAAGGAATATGTACTTAGAGATGATCAGAAGTTAGTTTATGTTTGTCCAATCGACGCAGCTCCTTTGGATAAGAACATTGCAGAACTTAAGGTAGATGTATTTGTACCTATGACAGAGTTTGGACAGAAGATTCTTGAACAAGCAGGTATTGAAAATATTTCTGAACCAATTCCATTCTCATATGATCCGGAAATCTTTAAACCATTTACCGATGAAGAAATGAAAGAGTATGTCGATGAGTTCGCTTTAGAAGAGTGTACAGTCATCGGATATTCAGGTCCGCAAGATATAAGGACAAACTTACTTCCTTTATTATTCGGTTTCAAAGAATTAGTAGACCGTGAAACTGTAAAGAATCCTATCTTAATGTTGAATACACCAATTGAATCGCCACAGGCTGATTTCCCATTAATTCCATTAGCTGAATATATGGGCATTGGCGACAGTGTTATGATAGTAGGCGGCCCGGGCAGTTCAGATATATTCAATGCAATGGATATCTTTGTTACAACTAACAGGTCAGACATGTTTAACATTGCAGCAATGAGAGCAATGGCGTGTGGAATTCCATGCGTTGTAACTAACTACGGTGGTCAAGTCGAACTCGTACAGGATGCGGGAATCATAATTCCCGTTGAGGGTTTCGAGGAAATGAATAACGGTACTGGTTGGGCAGTGGTAAGCAAAGAAGGAGTAGCAAATGCACTTGACATGGCACTTTCTCAGAGAGCAACTCTCGCGAAGAAGGCCGTCGAAAGGTCAGCAATGTATACTCATGAAACAGTACAATCTAAATGGACTAAACTATTAGGAGAAATTTAAATGGCATTCGATCCAACAGCAATTACATTAGCAGCTACAACCGTAGCCGGAATTATCTGGGCCTATTTAGAGCGCAGAGCAAAGAACATCACAAAGGAAGAGAAAGGTGCACTTGAAGATAAAGTTCTCAATGTAATGGAGAACGGTATTACAGCAGAAGAAGCATACGATGTCTTCAAGGATGTAGTTAAATATTCAAGGAATTAAAATTCATGAGCGCAGTCATACTATTACCTGATATACCAGATGGTATGACCGAGGCTAAAATTTACACATGGGATGGTGTCGATGAAACATTAGTCGATACAATTCCTGCAACAGACATCGATTGGCAAGATGCTGATACTGATGTCTCGTTGACAATTAGAGTCTCGTTCACCGACGGTGTGGATGAAACAGAAAAAACAGACGTGTCAACGTTTGAGCAAAAACTTATTAGCCACGTTCGTAATGTTAGTAACATTGGGAGTACTGTCATTTCGGATGCAAGAATAGATGCGCTAATACCAATTGCACTTGAAGAACTTATGATGGATATCTGTATGTTTTCATATGGAGAACAACTGAGTTGGATTCAGGATGCATATTACAAACTTCCAAATAAATATATCTTTGACAAGAACTGCTCAGGTGCAGTGTCAAAGTATGACGTTGAAATTTATACACAGGAAATTCCAACCTATGATTTCACAGAACAGGTTGAGAAGGTTCCATTGGTCATTAATACAGACCAAAGATATGTAGAGTTTGATGCAAAGTTGGATGACTCTGTATCCGGATTTATTACGTATTACTATACAGGTAGACGTGTAACTGCGACACAGCTTTATTTACTCATGGCATCAAAGATTGAATACCTACATTACCAAGAACTTGTTAATAATGCTTCAAGCTCTAATGATACATTAGGAGATTCAATTGAGATAGGAGATATTACTATCAAATCATCTGGCTCAACCGGTACATATGCACAGAATAAGAATTCAGCAGTACAGGCCGCAGCGAGATATAATAAATTAGTTGCCAATTTCAAGAAGGGTTTTTATAGAGTAAGGTGATTTAAATGATACAGGACATGACTGAGGCTATACTTAGTATTGCTAAAACATTAAGTCGCGTCTCAGAGGCTTCTACGGAGTCAATAGATGCCCGTGGTAACATTATAAGAAGTGCTGAACCTGTTACTATAGAGTTCCAAGGTTCTTTGCAACCTATGCGCAATAAAGACTTAGTCCATCTCCCAGTGGGATACGAGATTCAAGGAAAGTGGAAATTATATGTTCCAATTTCCGAGATTGTACTTACTCATGAAGATGTGATTCTGGATGGAGCTAAGAGAATGATTGTTACTCAAGTAGAAGATTGGACTGATGAGGGAGCTTACATCAAATACATACTGGAGGAGGTAAACATTGGCACAAGATAGAGTTAAACAATTCTTGAGTCAAGTAGCCGCCGCAACAGGAGAAATGTGTGGTGTTGTAGCATCTAACTATGCGCGAGAATTCTCAAAAGAACTTGTAGAAGTTTGGGCAAAATTAATCATCGATGGTATTATGAATGGAGAGTTTGATTTAAAAGCTCTTGCAGATTCTACTGTTGATAGAAGGTCGAGAAATCCGGATGCATTAAATTATAGCACACCATTAGCAGAAACTGGATTATTATTAGAATCATTAGTATTTGAGATTCGTGTAGACCCTCTAACTAAATATCATACAATCTTAATTTACTTTGAAGATGAAACAGAACATCGTACAAAGAAGACTGTTGCAGAAATTGCTATGATACATGAGTATGGAATCGGCGTTCCAGCAAGACCATTCTTTGCACAATCATTGTCACGTATAGGATTTGAAGAGCACAGGATTTTCAATGAAACATTCGATGAAGCTCAGATGTACTTAGCTCAGGGATATTCAGGGCAAGGTGTAACTAGACGTGAGAACGCAGGGTATTCCATTAACGCATTTGAGCGTGCAGCCCAGACCGGCAAGAATGAAGTCTTAGAATCAAATTTAAAAGGAAAAATATTTCGGAGTGGCACGCACTTTGAATTCAATTGGGTGTAAATAATGTTAGATCCAGATATTCAATATACAATATTTGATTTAGTTCCCAGTACATTTATTGATGATACTGTTAGCGCAGTCAAATTAAGTAATACATATGAAGTAAATAAGTATCCTGGTCTAGTCATTGCAGTCCAATTCATTGACTTCAACGACCCATACTTTAGATCATGCGATGATTACGGTACAGTTAATGAAGATGACGACACTGTGGATTATAAAGAATATCTGCAGGCAACACTTAGATTAATTGTCGGTGCAGATGATGAAGCAGAAGCCACATTGTCTAACACATTCACATACTTGGCAGCCACATCTTATTACAGATTGACTGAGCCCGTAACAGGAACAATCACTGTTACAGATGGTACAACAACGTTTGTGGAAGATACAGATTATGAAGTTTCAGCAAATGGATTAGATATCACATGGTTAGGTGTATCTACACCAGTTGAAGAAACAACATTTACAGTTACATATGTAGCAACTAGGCGCGCTAACTGGACAGTTGGTAAAGTCTTAAAAGAATTAAACACATGGGTGAAATCTGATTTAGAAGGCGAAATGCGCACCTACGATATTTCCATACCACGCAGAACTGATATAACAGACCTGACGAAAATGGTAGGAGAAGATGTTGTAGTAATGAAAGCATTTAGCGTTAGATTAGTTTATCCTGATACTTGGCAGGTTAGCATAGATGGAGCAAGTACACCACTTGAATCTGTGGATGTTGACTTAGAAGATATTTCAATAACAATAAATTAATGGAGAATAAGAAATGGCATTTGTTAATGTAACAGTCGACGTGTCTGAACTTGCAGGTGTTTCAGTAAGAGACACTGGTACAGTCGGTATTGTTGGTGTTGGAACTGCAACTATGACAGAACCTTTACTTGTAGGTTCTGCAGCAGAAGTTACAGCTCTATACCCAGAAGATAACGACCTATCAACTGCAGCTAAACTTGCATTCCAGAATGGTGCGGCAAAAGTTTATATCGTTGACATAGGAGACACAAAGACAGAAATTCTTGTTGAAGAAGGGCTTGGGCTTTTAGCAGAGAAGGATGTTCAAGTAGTAGTAATTGCAAACACTGTCGAAACCGACACAGACACATATATTTCTGATGGCCTTCTGGCTCACGTAAATACAGCAGTCACAGAACGTGTAGGTGTATTCATGCTAGATAAAGCAGAGGACGCATCAACTGCACCAACAGCTATCACAGCTATGCTTTCAGCATCTGAAGACAGAATTTTCGGAATTGCACATAACTCAGACAATGATGTAGCTGCAGCAGTTGCAGGTGTAATTGTATCTGTAAACCCATGGAGATCAATAACCCTTGAGGGAGTAGCAGGTGTATCACAGGATGCATCATTTACAACAGCACAGAGAAGTGCACTTACAACAGCACAGATTAACCCACTGATTGACCCACTCTTCCTAGCAGGCACAGGACTTGCATTAGAGTCTTCATATACAATGGGAGCAGTTGCAGATGGTATCTACTACCTTGATGTACGTAGAACAATCGATGATATTATCTACAAGCTTAAGGCAAACCTCACATCACCTAACGTGATTGGTGGACTGCAGATTAATAGAGTAGGAATGGCATCACTGACCAATAAGATTGCAGGAATCTTACAGACAGCAGTCAATGCTGGTGAGTTTGAGGACTTTACAATTAGTATCCCTGTCGCAAACGCACTCGCAAAGGATTCAGCATCAAGAAGTCCAGCTGAAGAGTTACTTATTACTACAGCTAGAACTTCAAGAAATGTTGATGTATCACTCAGCGTAGAATACGCAGGAGCAATTCATTCAATTGATGTCGATCTTAAGTTTACTGCATAAGGTGATATAAATGGCTGATTACGAAGTTACAACAAGACTTGGAATTAAGTTCAGAACAATTGACGGCGAAGAAATGCCAATCACACCGATTGAGAATTTCTCACCAACATCTGACTTACCTTTCGAGATTATAGATTCAATTGAGCAGGCAAACGTAGGAGTTGCAGCTCAGAACGAGAGATTCTCTTTTGACTTTACAGTTAAAGGAGTAAACGCAGAAGTAATGCGTGAGATGTATGCAACAGCAATCAATAGAGGAGCATTCTCAATTGGTGTAGTTAACAGTAACCCTGACCTAGATCAGTGGACTTTTGACGAAGTTGCATGGGAAGACTGCTATTTCACTAGCGCAACACCTGTCGACATTACGAACGAAGGTGGAGTAGCTACAATGTCATTTAGCGGAATTGCACTTAAGACTGTTGCAACCAACCTCGGTAGCGACACAATCGACTCAAAGGCTAACGTAAGCGTATAAGCTTACTAGCCTTTTTTATTATTTAACTTTTGGAGGAAACTTTTATGGATACATATTTTGATATTAACGAGCTTATACAGAAAGGTAAATCTGTAGTAAAGGAATACGAACTGCCTGCAGGAAAAGTATATGTTAGACCACTTACTGATTTAGAGCTGAACGAAGCTGACGGTCTTGCATTCGACGCAATTGAAGATAAGGTCACCAAGAACTATATGATGAAGTCCGGTGGAAAGATGGACGAAGTTCCAGACGGCGTCAAGATGGGAGAAATTCTTAAAGCATCTGCAGAAGTTAATACATTTATTGCATACCTTGCTATGAAAGATTTTACCGATGGACTTACTACTGACTTAGTAAAGCAGCTTTCTGGTATTACTGAACTTGCAGATTATGTAAGAAAAATCAGCGGCGCATCTGAAGATGCCAAGGCTGAAGTTGAAGAATTTCGCGAGTAGTCCTCGTGGAACTCAACTAGATTTTTTACTACATTCGGAGCGGTCGCACTATAAATTAACAGAATGGCCTTCTGACCTAACTCCGTTACAAATACTTTTTCTAATTACATGTGCAGAAAATTATAAGGCCGAACTTGACAAAATGCAAAGTCAGAATACCACTAAGACTAGTCCTCTATCTATTACTAAGAACGATAGTCCAGAAGAGATTAAGAGAAAAGTACAATTAATGAAGGAATTATATGGTAAATAGATTGAATGCGCAACTGGTAATTAATCCTTTAATTGATTTTACCGCGCTTATGCAACAGATGAACCGGGCGCAGGAGCGCATTAAGACTGTTGCTAAAAAGACTAGAACAGGTGAGTATGCAACCACTGGTGCGGCAAAAACCCAATCTACTATAGCTGTTAACAAATTGGGAGCCGCACAAAATCAAATGAATTCTGCCAAAGCGCAGGCTTCTGCATATAATGAGCAGACAAAGAAAGCTTGGGCTCCTCTGTCTGGTATGCGTGGCGATATTGGTAGAGCTACTGTAAAGCAGCAGCAATGGAAAGATGCTGAAGCTAAACTCAATGCTTGGGAAAAGAAGAATGCTGATATGCAAGCTCGTATGAGTAAGCGTGGCGACTTATATGAAAAAGCTAGATTAAATAAAACTAGAGCCGCAAATAGAGCAGAAACGGCTAATCTTAAAGCTAAGGAAAAAGAGCAAGCTAATATAATTAAGGCTGCTGAAAATAAAAAGGTAGCTGAGGTTAAAGCAAGTTCTGAAAAGATAAAGAATGCTTTCAGCGCAGCTTTCAGTTTACATATTATTACACAATTCGTGAGTCCGTTCTTTAACAGACTGCAGAATTTAATGAGACAGACAATTGACGAGTTCGCAGAGTTCGATAAACTGTATGCAGATTACCTTGCAAAATCTACCGACTTTTTAACAACTGCATCTAGACAAGATATCTTTGGTATGCAGGCAGGTATGACATATGGTATCGGCGATGTCGCATCAACAATGGAGCGTTTCAGTGCTTCTGGTATTGATGTAACAAAGAGTACACAATCTGTCGCAGATGTACTTCAGGTAGCAACAGTAGCACAAGTTGATTATAAAGATGCATCAAATGCTATTATTAAAACAATGGAAGCTTTCCATTTGAGTACGTCTAAGACTACAATGATTGTAGACTCTATGACTGCAGCAGCAAACGCATCTACTGCTGAACTTGAAGATATGATTGAGTGGTTCGAATACGCAGCAGGTTCTGCATATGTAGCAGGCCTTGAGGTTCGTGATCTTTCCGCTTACTTAGGTATACTTTCATCAGCAGGTCTTAAGAACGTAGGTACTTCATTCCGTCAGTTCCTGGTACAATTCCAGAAGGCTGACGTTCGTGAGAAGTTTGGTGCAAAATTCGGTTTTGCTACAGAAGACTTCCATGATATGAATAAAGTAATCAATACAATGCGTGATTACGTCCAGAACTCAGGCGATGCCACTGCAGCAGCAGAAGAGCTTACTCAAATACTTGGTGGTAAAGTTAACGCTATGCAGGCACTTCAGCAGTTGCTTGTAGCTCAACCTGAACTATGGAACAGATTACATGTAGCTGTTCAAGAAAATGGTACAACAGCGGAGTTATATGCAAACGCAACTAACAACGCAGCTCATTCGATTGAAAGGATTCAAACGGCAGTTCAGTCGCTATACGTTCAGATAGGTGAGGTATTTGCTCCAGTACTTAGATTGGCAGCAGATTTACTAGGCGGATTTGTTAAAATTGTCTCTGCTATACCTGGCCCAATACGCGCATTAGGCGGTATATTGGTTGTAGCAGTTGGTATCGCATCTTCACTCGCATTGGCATTCGTTACATTAGAGAGTTTAATGTTTGTACTCACTGGTGTTACAGAAATGTTGAATAAAGGTCAGATGGGATTAGGGTTCTCATATAAGTATGTAACTAGTACTGTTTGGGAATTTATTAGAGCACTAACTGCTAAAGGCGAAGTTGTAGCGATGGATGCAACATTGTCTTCGATGGCAAGCGCCGCTAATTATAAACTTGGTGCAAGTACAGAAATGGCAGGTAATTCATTCCAATTAGCTGCTGGTAAAATGGGTATGATGCGAGTACAAATGATTAGTACTTTTGCAGCAATGGCAGGTTTTGCATTAACAAGTAAAGCTGTCGAAAGTAAGTCGTACACAATGGCAAGAGCGCTTACTGTATTAACAGCAGCAATTATTGCATTCCAGTTAGCAGCAACAGGTCACTTAGTATTAGCTACTGCGGCCCTTGTAGGATTAACTGCATATGGATGGAACCAGATTGATAGAGCACAATTAGAATCAACGATTGCAACTCGTGGAACGCTTTCAAACAAGACTGGTACAAGCGCATCAACAACTGTTGTAAACAACAATGTAAGTATTAATGGAATGACAATGCAAGGTGTAACAACTGATACCACATATGGTGAAATGATGGAGGCCTTCTATGAGTAAGTTATATTATAAAAATGCAAATGGTACATTACAAAAGCTAAATATTTCCGGAGATGGTCCAGCTATCTCCGAACTCACTTATTCTACAGAAAGTGGGCGTACATATACTTTTGTAATTCCTACTATCCAGAATATAAAGTTCTCACAGGCACGTAATGTCACAAGTAGAAACACAATTAAAGGCGAATATCGTAATCAGTTTGGAAGAGAACAGCCGGCTAATATATCGTTTGATATTGTTATGAACAACGATTTGTTCTTAAATATAAAACAATATTTAGTTGATGGCGACTTAGTTCGTACAACGGTCGGTGATCCGGAAGAATTGGCAGATATTGCACGTAGAAGTGTTGTTGATATTACTGATATTACATCTGGCGATGAAAATAGTTATACAATAAAGCAATTGATTACCGCCCTTCGTGATATTCAAATGAAAGGTATGCGCTTTAAGTTAACTACATCTAGCCCATTAGATGAGCTATTAGATGAACTTGTAATTACTAATGTAACATTCAATCATACAGCAGATAGCAGAGAAGTCGTATCCTGTACTGTAACTGCAACCAACGTTAAGTTGATTGAGGATAAATATACAGAAGCAAATAAAATTGATATTCTTGGTATGTCTGTTAGCGCGACAGATGATGATGCTGTAGCAATTAGTGAGAATGATATTTTCTTACCTAAATATGATACTGAAAAAGCATTCCCTACGAGTTGGTATATTAGGAATATTAAATCAAACCAATCATATATGGAGATGCTTGGTACTGCAATGTATAACCAGTTCCCTGACGTTCAGAATAGAAATTTCTACTTACAAAAAAATACGATTGAATTCCTAACTACTACAGAATATATTTGTAGAATGGGAATGCATTCAATGTGGGAAATGATTGCATCGGATGATAACAATAATCATTATACGTATGATGTAAGGATTATAGATTTGAAACTTACTGTTGCCGAAAAGACAGGTCAACCTGCATTATTTAAACCACAATTGAGAACAACTAATTTACAAGCACACCCAAGTAATCCAATTGGTGGATTAGAAAGACATTATAATTTGTTACATACATATTCGCAATTCAGTGTTAATGAAAGCGAAACTGATGGTATTGATACTAAAGACGTTCGTGATATGTTTAGAGCGGCAGAATATCAAGAATATGTTAAAGATGTTACAACAGTCGGATCTACATCTAGTAACTTTGTTTATAAAGACGCTAATGATTGGATATGGGGATATAACACAAGTGATAAATGGGAATGGAAACTTGAGTGGTCTTATCCAGATGAAAATAACTGGAACGATTTAGTATTCATCGACGGATCTGCACATAGCAATCCTATAGACTTGACTGGTGGTTTTGATTATAAATTCTTTGAAGTACATTCGAAACCTAAATTAGATGTAGATAGAGCTATTATTGGTAATAAAGCATATGAACATCTTTACGAGAAATGGGGAATTGATGAAGGAACTACGATTCCAGTATATCCGGTATTTTATACTTTAGGATATAAGGCACAATTGTTACTATTCTCCTCAGGATATTTCAGTACAGATAAAATAGCGGAGACCCAAGAATGACATTAGACTTTTGTAGAATAGAAGTAACTCTAATTCACGATCCTATAGAAGAGTACGACTCTGCTACTGAAGTTGCCCCTGAAGATAAAGTGATGGCACTTGAGGTAGATAACACTCAGATTGATATCGAACTTAAGTTGACTAATAGTGAAGATAATGATTCCAATGCGTTCACATTAACGTGTTGGAATTTACCAACTGATGTTGTTATGTCATCTGGAGATTATATATTTCTTAGATGGTATTGGGAAGGGTCACCAAAACATAAAAGTAAGAAGTATGTTGGTGTTATTGAAGAAGCAAATATATCAATGGATTCATTAGATTTTAAAGTTGAGTTAAAAGGTACATTATCAGAGTATTTTATGTTCACAAATAAGAAATTACTAGTAAGTGAATATATTGAGACACTGGCTGATTTTGGAATTATCTTAATGAATAATACTACATTAAATACACTTACATCGCAGATACCAGATTTTGGAATATATGATGATATTGGCGGACGTATTCTTGTATATAATAAAACTTTGAAAACTATTACTGAAGAGATTGTTGATAAATTAACACAAGCACTTGATACTAAAATAAGATATCAGATTCAGGATAAAACTAATCTTGTATTTTATACAAAGAATGATGGAGCAGAAGTTGAAAATGTAGATGTAGCTATTATTGAAAGAGAAGATGTTTTCAAACGTATGTTCTCTTCGACTAGAGTCGCTGGTGAATTATATTATGTTTACTTAGAGACATTTGGTTTACCAACGCTTTCTGTCGGATCTTTTATTGAACATGATAATATGTTTTATAAGATAGAAGAAATTGAACATGAGATAACTGTTTCGAATGGATACAACATGAAATTGTATGCATATACATTCATCCCAGAAGACGATGCGACGGACGTATCACCATTAGCGCAAGCGGGAGTATAACATGAGACCACAAAGTATTAAATCAAAAGCTCAAGAGTTCAGACAAAATATAATGCGACTAATTCGTAGTGTATTTAATAGTGAGTTCTTTGGTATATATGAAGGTGTCATTAAAGAAATAGATTCGGATAATGCCATATTGACTGTTACAATTCCGGATTTAGATAATCTTATATTACCTGATTGTAGGATAGCTACACCGTGTGTAAATTCAGAATCAAAAATAATTCCTAGATTTGAAGTCGACCAGCATGTTATGGTAGGGTTTAGAAAATTCTCATTACAATATCCTGTTGTATTTGCACAGATAGAAGAATTCGGTTCAGCTATTAATGAGGAATCTATTACATTACAAAACGGAGATGCATCTATTAGGTTAAACTCTGACGGTAGTGTAACAATTAATGCAACATCTATTATATTAACTGGAACAACAATAACTGCAAATGGAGAAGATTTGACGGTTGATGATATAGGAACGATATAATGAGTATTAAATTGACAGATGGTTTTGATTTCTCTTATGATAAAACTACAAAGAGAATGGAGATATTGACAGGACTTGATAACGATGTTCAAAATATCGTTATCATTTTAAGCACATTTGAAGGTGCAAATAAATTTTACCCAACATTTGGTACAAAGGTGCAGGAGATTATAGGACGTAACGCATCAAATAATTATATTAAATATATTATTAAACAAGCCATATTAAAGGATTCTAGATATGAGAGTGTTACTAATGTGTCTATTACGCGTAATCCTGATTATACTGCCAACGTTACAGCAGATGTTAAATTAAAAGATTCTGATATAGAGATAACTGTATCAGGAGTTCTAGTAGGGTGATTAAATGGTTGATTATGGAGTAACTAACACAGGATTTGTAAGTAAGACATATACAGATATTACTACATCTATGGAAGATAGATTGAAACATTTATTTGGAGAAGATATCGATCTTACACCTGGCAGTCCAATTAAAGTTCTCACTGATTTATTTAGTGTTGAATTACTTAAACTCTGGGGTGAGCTTGAGAATACATACAAAGCAGGATTTGTAGATAGCTCGTCTGGGGATTCGTTAGATAGTATTGGAAATTTGCTTGGTGTTGTTCGTGAAGATGGAACAGTTTCATCTGGGTATGTAACATTTAAAAGAACTACTATATTACCAGAAGGTTCAACAAGAATTATTCCTGCAGGTACAATAGTGAGCACTGCTGATGCATATCCTCTATCGTATGTAACAACTGCGACAGGATATTATGCAAGAGAAATTGATGATGAAGTGTATGCTGCACAAACATCTGGATTTACAGAGTTTGATGCTGAAAACTTTGTTGGCGGAATTGTTTCTATTACTGGTTCTGATCTAAACGACTATACAACAAACGCAACATATAATGGTCGTACTATTACACTTGCATCTGAAGTACCAGCCGGCGTATCACTAACATTGGATTATTATCCATTGAGTATTACATTGCCTATTCAGTCATCTGAAACAGGTTCTATTACAAATGCTAATATTGGTGAGATTTCAATTCTAACATCAGCATTAACATTTATCCATTCTGTAGTAAATGAAGCTGCAGTCGAGGGAGGTTCTGATTATGAACTCGATGTTGTGTATAGAGATAGAATAAAATCTACAGCAAGTGCAATTGGTAATTCCACAAAGGAATCAATTGAATATAATCTACGTAATGTAACTGGCGTTACTAATGTTATTGTAGATGATTTCTATATCGTAGATAACACAGAAATTATAGCAGCATTAACTAATGATACTAGTGTTACAATTGATAGCATGTATCTTCCATTGCATTCTGTAACAAGTATAACAGGTGCAACTGACGGTGCATTGACTGTAACATCAATTGATGATTATACTGGCGAGATTACATTCACACCAGCTCTTACTGCCGACCAAAATGTTACCGTGGAGTATTGGTATGAAGACCCGACTCAATTAGATGGCGGATCACTTGGTAAAATAAAAATATACGTAACTGGCGGAACAGTTGGAGACGCTAATACAGAAGACACAATTGTCTATATGATTGAGACAACTAGGGCTGCAGGTATTCAATCAGTTGGATACAATACTGATAGCCCATATGCAGAAGGAGATTCGGATTCCCCATTCTCATGGTTCTACAGATTCGGCGAGGCTATCATTGATGTGACACTTACAGTTACATATGATCCAGATACTGAATTAAGTACAACTCAGAAGACTGCTATCGAAGATGAGATTACTACAACAATTGAATCATTTATTAATAGTCTTGAGGTCGATGATAAGATATATGAAAATAAGATTTTGCAACTTGCTATCGGTTCTCATACAGATATTCTTACAGCAACACTTGATTACTTTGCACTGAATGATGTGGAATCAGGTCTTGATTACCTACTCGGTGATTCGACAGAGATTCCAGTTGCAGGAACTATAACTATACAGAACGATGATGCGTGATAAATATGGTGGAACAAGTATGGAGTGATGAAATAGATTTTTCATATTGTACACTAGAAAATGCAACTTGGGATGATGACGCCCAAACTGTATTACTAGATTCAGATTCACTCACTGGATCACTGACAACAGATATCCGCGATTCTGGTGACCTTATTAATGAATATGGTCAAATAAATGTTGGTAAAATTCTACCAACATTTAGTGACATTACATATTACTACAAAATGTCAGATGATATAGATGACATGGGAGATTGGGTCGAAATAGATACTGGTTCTGCTAGAATAGAAAATTGTATATCTTTGTTCGATGATAGAATCATGACGGATTATGATATTGCAGCAATATCATCAATACTCCTTGAAGCAGATTATCGTGAAGGATATATAGAGACTGAGAGTTCTTATGTAGATGTTGCTATTGTAGGTCAGGCACAAGTGGGATTTACTAGTGATAAAGTTGAATATGTCACATATGCATCTAGATCAGGGAACCAAATAGATTTGAGCGTTCCTCTTCCGGAAGATAGTACCAATCTTATAGTTACATATCTTCCAGTATATCCAATAGTTGGAGGAAGCGGGCGATATATTCAACTTAAATTTGACTTTGAAACAACACTACTGGGAGAACAGCCGGGAATATACAATATAGACCTTGGGTATAGATTAAGTACTGCACCTGCAGTTAGTAGACAATGGCCAATGTTCTATAGGAGATTATAATGTATTCAAATAGAGAACGAGTTATTGATGCTATTGCATTAGAATTTGAAGAAATTTATGCCGTTATTAATCAAATACGCGCATCCCATCAAATAGATAATGCGCGTGGCGATTCACTTGAAGCAATTGGATCATTACTTAATATAGACAGATTGCAAGACCAAGTAGATAATGATTACCGTGCTACAATAGAAGGGCTCTCAACTGTACGTTTAGGTGCAGGTACAAAGGTAGGAATTGTTGCATACTTAGAAAATTATTTACTATTAAATTCTAACGAATTTGACGTATTAGAAATTAGTCCATGTCATATACAGATTAGATTAATTACTGATTTATTATCAAGAGAGACTGAAATAGAAGAATCATTGGCAGATGCAGTTGCTGCAGGTATTCATTACGATATTGTTTACAGCGATGCTACCTGGGATGACGCGCACTACTACTTAAGCGAGACTTATGAGGACAGATGGAGATAATTAAATGACAAATATAACAATAGTGCCTCCTGGCACTAACGATTTTAATGGCCCAAACGATGATGGTACTGGATATGACCCTGGGGATTTGATTGAAAGTGAACCAATTAATGATGACTTTGATGCTGTTAGAGGTGACTTGGATGCCCACTTAACTACAATTCAACTTATTTGTGAAAAGCTTGGAGACGTAGAAGAAGATGCTGATGTAAACCTTACTGCCGATGCGACTATTAATTTGATTAATACCACTGGTACTGGTCAGATTGACGTGGCTCGTTTAGATGTAGGTTCTACAATTAGTGCAGCAATTACTACTAGTATTGAAACGCACAGAACTACAACTACTGATGGAAGCATGCACCCTGAAACTAGCATTCAGAGTTCAAAGCTTGGTTATACATTTACACCTACATCGTTAGTTACAAGTCCTGCAAATTTACTCGATGAAATTAAAAACATTAGAGTAATGCTCGATAGAGTTATCGGTACAACATATTGGACAGATACCCCTGCTAAAACACTTGCGCAACTTTCTGCTTTATTTAATGAGGCAGGTCAAGTATTACCAGAGTCACATGCTAGTTCGCATATTACTGGCGGAACTGATGTAATTCCAAATGCTGTAGCTGGTGGAAATGCTGGTCTTATGACTGGCGTTCAAGTGACAAAGCTTAATGGAATTGAGGAATATGCTACTGCAGACCAGTCAGCGTCAGAGATTCGTGCACTTGTA